CTTTATCTTTAAATGAAATTATTTTTGTAGTGTTCAATGCAGCAATTGGATCAGATGTTCTCTCTGGATCTGATATTTTCACTAGCCCCCACTCTTCTAAAAGATTGGCAATTGTATTACGTCTTGCTAGATCCTCTTTATCAAAGTTGGTCGGCTTCCCATCTAAAGCAAATAATTCTTTAAAGTGTACGATGTAGTATTTTTGTTGTTTATGTAGGATATGGCAGCTCTGATACAGAGCTCTATTCTTTCTGGAGGCCACTCCTATTCTGGTTAAAGTCTCTTTCACTTTTAAAAAATCTTCATCACTAGCAAGAGTCACTTCAACCATTGTTTCAATTGAAACTTGACTCATTTTCTTTACCTCTGACTAATTCATTTCTTATATTATTAATTTGATCAGAGGATAATAAATTATAGACCTGCCGTGCCTTCTTTTCCGAATAATTAAAGTATATTTTAATCATTTCTATCTCATCATTATCCTCACGTTTCACCCACTTGGAAAACCTCCTTTTGGGCTTTATGCTATTTAGTAAATAGTCATATTGTAGTCTGTTGTCACAATGATGTAATTGGTTAGCTTGGTTGGCAAAGAAAATTGTGTCAGTGTAATATGATAGAGCTTTATTTACAACATATGGTTTATATAATTGTTCACTTAATTCATCATTATCAGTACCTTCCATCATATGATTCTTTTTATGAGAGATACTATTCACATAATCAAATGGATTCATCATCATCCTCTACGGCAGATGGATCTAAGAAGCATACATCTGTAAAGTTTTTATCAAGAAGGCATTTTGAACAAATGACCATATTATATTCTTCTGCGTTAAGTGAGACCCCGAGATAATCTTCATGAAGGACGGAGCCACACCTATCACAAACCATTTCAGTCTTGCCATTCGGCTTCGACCATAATCTGCGTAAGACATGCAACAAAGTTAATCTCCTGATCGGCTACAAAGGCAGACTTGTATTGATAGTCTGCTAATACTAAAACTACTTGTGGGATGCTCTTTGGTTTCATATACTGACCCAGATTATCGTACAGTTTTCGGAAAAACAATGACGGTTCGTTGTCAATATTTAGGCCAACCCACTTTCTAACTTCTGTAAAGTTTTTCGTTTTAAGTAGTTGTATAAGCGTCTTAAAACTAGTATCGGATATAGAACTAAGGATCCCAGTATCAATAGTCCCATGCACACTATACCGTTGAAGCTCATTTATTACTCTCCTCCAATCTGGAAAATGCTTGGTTATGAACTGAGCTACTACCTCTTCAACGTATTCAATATTTTCGTTTTTCAATATGGAAAAGACTCTGCTCATAAAGTTAGAAGCTAGTGTAGGGGATTCCTCTTTAGGTATTTTAAAGTCAATTACAGAACATCTTGAATGTAAAGGTTCAATGATTCTATTCTTAAAGTTACAAGTAAGAATGAATCCACAGTTCTTACTAAACTCTTCCATAAAGTTTCTAAGAGCTGGTTGTGTAGATTGAGGATTTAGATAGTCAGCCTCATCTAAGATGACATATTTCCGCCCACCAGAAAACGATACAGACGAAGCAAACTGTTTGATATCATTTCGAAGAGTATCAATATTGCCAGATAGACTGCCATTAATACAAATATAATCACAGCTAAGCTGTTCCAGCATAGCTTTAGCAACCGTTGTTTTACCGACACCTGGGCCTCCTGCAAGTATCAAATTAGGAATATTTTTATCATCAACAAACTTCTGGAATGTTGATTTCAATTCATTCGGCAGAATACAATCGTCAACTGTCTTAGGACGATACTTCTCTACCCAGAGATAATCATCTAGCATTACTCAAACTCAGATGTTTGTTCTACTGCAATCCAATACGTTAATTTTGGTGTGGCACTAGCTGACCTAAACTGTGATATACCTCTTGAGTCAATGATCACATTATAGTCATCTGGTAACAACTTTAAGTTCTCTGTCTTAAATATAAAATTAAATTTGTGGCCAGTTTCATTATTAGCAATCACTTGAGAATACTGATCGGTAGAAGTACCTTCACTATTCACAGCTTTAAGTTGAATATCATCAGTACCAGTAATACAAACTTCTGGCAGAGACATAATTGTTGCAGCTCGAAGTACTTGTTGAATATTATCGTTTGTAATATTAATATTCACATCCGGAGCAACCATGATATCATCTTTGGTTGGTTTAACAACCATATCTTCACTACAGAATGTATATGCAACACTCTTTTGATTATCACGTATATCTAAGTGAGTCTCGTTGAATGTATATGCTGGTGATTCAAACAAACTAACAACACCTAAAAACCTACCTAAGTCATAGATAGCTCCACTACTAGGAAACACATCTTGAACCTCAGCAATAGCCATTATGCTCTTCTGAGGTGACATTGTTGATAGTTTGTTTCCAGGCTTAAATGCTATCGAAGGATTTATTTGTGAGAAATTCTTCAATACATTTACTGTATCATTACTAAAGTACATCATCAATCCTCTTTCAAAATATATGTGAGCGCTTCTGCAAGCACATCACCATTATGTAAATGGGTCCGGCGACCGGAATGAACTAAGTCTCGAGCCCAATCTTCATCATCAATTTGATGGCAAAACTTATTTTGTATGTCCATAAGGCCTTTATCATTAGGCTTATCTTCCTCAATAGCATACAAATCACAATCATTATTATAGCACAACCACTTGATTGCATCAAGCGCTTTATACCACCTAGCGTAAGATGATGCTGTATGAAACCATCTTATATCGTTATTTTTACCATCTAGTTTTTTTCTGCTTTCCTTGTTAATAGTTACACTTTCCCACATATCACGCGTGTGGTCATAGACTTCAGTTCTTGTAGACTGCCATGGGTATGACATTACGACCATCTCTGGTTTAATTTGATCAAGATGAAACTTCAACAACCTATAGAAAGAATCAATACCATAGCCAGGACACCCCATGTTGATATATCTTTTATTCATTGTCTCTTCACAAGTATGGTGTGCAATATATGTCCACGATTGTTCTATCGGTAAGCCAACACCCATTGTGTGACTATCACCAATGTAAATTATTCCTCCTTTTTCACTGTGGTAATCTGGACATGTTCCATCATGTCTGAAACCTTGTTTGTTAATATGATAATCAATCTCAACTCTTTCCCCATTGATTAACCAATTATTCTTAATTAAGTTTTGTCGACCTATTGGATGATTAACATGTCGATTAAAATGTTGTTCAACATCAGAAGGAAAGTTCTGAATAGTACATGGTAATGTTTTGTTTTTTAACAGATCGTTCTGCATTCTCCAATGTAAAGCTGTTGTTTGCCAGAACTTATACCTATCGAGTATACTTCTACTTAACTTAATAACTTTAAGTGGACCTCTTTCCAAACTATTATCTTTAAGTAATCTCACACCCATCTTTCTCAGACGAGTTATAAGACCCCACTCAACATCGTGACTATACTGATCAGGACGTATTTCTTTAGCCATGTTTAATTTTCTCGTTTGCAGATTTTACTTTCTTTTCTTTCTTCTCGAGCTCAGACATAGCTGACTTTTTCTTACCTCCTATTCTTTCTGCATCAGTTGTTGCAGAGGCACCAATAGCAGCCAATGCTTGTAAGCTGCCACCAAAGATATGACTACCAACGTGTTGAAGTTGAATCCAAGGACATAACCAAACACTCAGTCCAGCTTTCCTTGCCCACTGACAGAACATATAGTCTTCAGATAGATAACGACGTGACTCTGGATCAATCAGAGCTTGAAAGTACATCATAATCTCTCTACTACCATCAAAGTGTTCAGTCCTTATATGGTCAGGCTTGTATCTAAAACCACCAGGTGATTGAGGAGTGTCTTCCCAATAAGCATCTTTAAATGTTTGCAATGCTTTCTTAGTCACCATCATAAAGCCAGTGCCACCTTCCATCACTTCTGCAGGCTGATCCAAACGAATCTCTGTTGTACCCGGAACTGGATTAAACACATAGTCACCAACAAAGTTTTCCAAGTTGTTAGGATCTTCGTCAGCATGACCTTGGTTTACTGCATCTGTAATCTTTTCCCAACTAATATTCTTTTTAGGATATGGAGAACAAAGAATATCATACTCATTCTTTTCATCTTCATGATCCTGCAAAGCTAGCATTGAGATAACATCGTTAGCTTCGAAACCAATATCACTATCAATGAATAACATATGAGTTGATTCACTTCTCATAAACTCATCACAACAATAGTTCCGAGCTCTAGTGATCAATGATTCATTAAACAGATAATAAAATTTCAGATCAATATTATAATGTTGACACAATGCAGAGAGATCATTGGTGGATCTTGTATAAAGTCCAGCACACATTCCTCCATACATAGGCGTGGCAACAAACAATCTCCTTTTTCTAAGATCGTCAAGTTCTACTTGTATTTCCATTAAAATAACTCTTGTTGGTTGTTGCTTTGATATACTTGATCATGATTACCACCAGTGCCATAATCACCATCATATTGTGTTAAGGATTCTGCTTTGAAAAGAAGGAATTGACCGACTCGTGTACCTTTTCGTATACGAGCTTTACCACACCCAACGTGAAGAGCACCAGCCATGACGCCACTGTAACCACTATCATAAAGGCCGCTAGTAATAAACAAGCCATTGCGGTTAAGAGTGCTGCGAGTAATGACCCAGCCTGCTTCATCTGATCCGATCGTAACAATGCCTTCCATAATAATTTCATACGTTCCATTTTCTAAGTTCCAGTATCCTTCTTCATCTAATGCAATAGGAGCAGAACCTCTGTGGTTCTTTCCTTCTTCACTAATCTGAAATGTATTGTTATCGATCCGAAAAATCTTATCTGCTTTCAAATCGATTGCATTAGGTTGAACCTGTTCAAGATCAAACTCACTAAGTATGGAGTTACTTCCATGACTACCTAAATGAACCATTGCTACCATTATTCTGACTCCGTAAAATGATTTAACAATACTATATAATGGATGGCTTTAAATAAATCCTTCTTATTATAACCACCCTTCTTACCATATCTCATAAGATATTTAATGGCTGTATCTCGAGTAGTAGTAGCTGCACTACCAAGAGTATGCCAAACGTCAGTTGTTTGGATGTCTTCTTTACCGACATAGTGACCCTGATATGTTGTACTGATGTAATCAATAACATCGTTCAACATCTTATCTTCATTATATCTGAACTTGGACCGTTTTTCAATAGTCTTACCATAATCAGTCTTAGACGATTGTTTACGGGATTCTTTCATCATATCATTTGCTTCTTGACCATACATATAATTAACTTCATCTTTATATTGATGAGCTACCATGTTCATCCTCCACATAGATTATCGATGTAAGTCATGTTTGATTGAGCCATCCATTTATTATCAGCTGATTCGAAGGAGAAGTCAACTTCTTTTTCAAACTTTCCATTCACTAAACCAGTAGGACTCTTATCAAAAGTGATTCCATTCAACCCAGCCCACGCTGCAGCTGAACTATCCCATGTATCGATATACTCATGGAACTCAGACATGAGCTCAATTTCATTAGGACCTTCAGACATTCCAAGAAAGTGGAACTTTTTATTTCTATGAATAGTTTTTAGATCAAACCTTTTATCTAATTCCCTCATGAACTTCCATCTCGATAAGAACTTCTGCATCCTCCAACCTTCGGAAAGCCACTCACTGCGTTCTGTATCCCATACCTTATCACCTGATCCACTTTCACAATTATATGCAATTGGAATATTAAGAATGCTAAAAGCAACATAATCAATATCAGGATGATGGAATGCCCAACCGTAGGATGCAATTAATCCTTCAAGGTTTCCTGGCTCTGACTGTGGACAAAAGAATGTACCAAAGCCAGCTTCTCTAAGTTGAGGAATCATTTCCTCTGCAGCAATAATGGTTTTACTAATAGCTTCTTTAGGATAGTCTGACATTACAACATAACTTGCTCTAACCTTTTGAGCCATCTCAATTAGCTTCTCGGTTGGATACATTGGCTCGTTACGTTTGTACATTTCAAATGCACTGTTATCCATAATAAGTTCTGCACCACTGTTTTTATAGAACTCACAATAATTCTAATCCTCCTCAACCAAATGAGAAAGCACAAGATGCACAGGTCTTTTATAGATAAGTGTTAAGTGTGGGGTGGGAACTATGTGACAGAAATCAATCATAATATATTACGGCTCCGTTTTCACCGTCCTCACTAACTTCAATTGTTAACTTACGTTCAGGATACTTGTCCTGTATATATTTAGCTAAGTCATCAGCTATCATCTCACAACTTTTGTAGTCTAGCTCCAAAGTTTTTTCGTCATATAGTCCTTCAAGCTCTCGTTTAAATAAAATGAATTCAAGGTCACGATCATCATGAAACACTTCGATATCAACTCGAAAGTGAAACATATGTCGATGAGGATGAGCTAAGAATTCAATTCCTTCAATTTCACAAGCAGCTGGCCACTTATGGATACCTTCTTTTTGGAAGGTTACAAAAATATTTCTCATCATATATTCATCTCCGTTGATACACTACCACGGAAAGACTTGAGATTGTTCTCAAGTTTCCAAACATTCCTTGTAGCATTGTCAAATGTACGTAACAGCGTAGTCTCTGTTACACCTAAAGGCAACAGGAAGAATTCATTGATTCCACCCATACCGTCTAACGAACCATCTTTAAGTGAGAAGTGTTCTTCTAATC